AGATAACATGTTGAACTTATATGGTTCAGCAACAGGTTCAAATTTATCTGGACAAAAAGTATCTCCTAATTTTGGTGGTTTAATTGAATTGGCAGAAGAATATGGGACAGAAGCTGGATCGGGTGGTAACGTAACATATTATACAGGTTCATTAACAGTTTCATCAAGTCAACAAATATATGATCTAACAGATTCATCAATTGTAAATTTAGAATCAGGAACGCCAGGAACAGATGAAATTGAAATCAAACGATTGTATCACGAAGCACCTCCGGCAATAGTTAAATATTTTGATCCATTTGTAGGAACAGGATTAGGTTCGCAACAAATGTTAGAAAATTTTGGATTCGGTGGAATGTCGCCAGGAGTATCATTTATGATGATGCCATTGTATTATGACTTATCAAGATTTCAGGCAATTGAATTTAATGATCAAATAAGAAAGTCTGCATATTCATTTCAGTTAATAAATGATAGATTACGATTATATCCTATTCCAGATGGATCTAATTTCACAAAAGTACATTTTGATTATATTCTAAAAACAGATAGATCAAATGCATTAAAAGGAAAGACAGGTGCTGTATCTGATTATAGCAATGTACCATATGAAGATGTAACATATGCAAACATAAATGGTGTAGGAAGACAATGGATTAGAAGATATACATTAGCATTAGCAAAAGAAATGTTAGGATATATTAGAGGTAAATATTCTTCATTACCAATACCTAATGCAGATATAACATTGAATTCATCGGATCTAGTTTCGGCCGCGCAAACCGAAAAAGAAGGCCTTATAACAGAACTTAAGGAAATTCTTGATACAATGTCTAGACAAGCACAATTGGAAAGAAAACAGGCTGAAGCAGATGCAATGCAACAGCAAATGAATAAAATACCACTTAAAATTTATATAGGGTAATTATGGCACTATTCGGATCAGCTAGAGATGCAAGTTTGGTAAGATCGGTAAATAGAGAGTTGATAAACAACTTTATTGATACCGAAGTAGCATTATACAAACTATCTTTAGAAGATACTCGTGCAAATATGTATGATGAATCTGATAGTAAAGTATATTATTCTCCATTACGTATAAATTGTATTATAGAAAAATCAGAAAAGTCATACCAGGCAGATGATGCAGGATATGATTCAACAAGAGAAGGATTTTTTAACTTTCTTCGTGATGATTTGAAAGATAACAATATTATTATTGAAGAAGGAGATGTTATTGAATATGACAATGAATATTATGAGGTTGATGGAGTAGGCTCATCTCAATATTTTAGAGGCACGAATCCATCATCAGACATAGGATTTGTAGAAGGCGATAGAGAAGAATTTGGTTTATCAGTTGCAGTTAGAGTTACTGCACATGTAACAAGAAGAAATAGATTAAATATTCAAGAAGTAAGATCAGGAATAAATAAAGGCAGTATAATACCTAGGAACTTATAATGGCAAAAAAACAATTAAATAAAACATATTCAACATTTACACGAAATTCAGAATTAAATCGTGCAAATGAAGTACGTCGTGACAATGATATTATAAAGACTCCGAAGGTAACTATAGAGGATGTAGACTTTGCAGTTATATCATTTATAAGAGATGTGATCAAACCGAACATAATTGAGAATGGTCAAAAAATTGATGTGCCGGTAATGTATGCAAACGGAGAAAAATGGGCACAAGTGCAGGCTAGAGGGTTTATGAGAGATAGAAAAGGTAAAATAATGACGCCTGTACTTAGTATTCGAAGAGTATCAATGACAGAAAGAGATGCATTGAAATCATTAGGTGTTAATCAAAATCCTTCAGGTAACGATTTTATATATCAAAACAAACATACAAAACAAAATCGTTATGGACAATTTTCTGTATTACAAGGAACAAAAAAATCTAATGAATATTATGCAGCACCAGTACCTGAATTTGTGGATGTTGCATATGAATTTTTATTATGGACAGAATATACAGATCAAATGAATTCATTAGTTGAACAAATTATGCCAACCAATGGATTTGCATATGGTACAACATTTAAGTTTCCGACATTCTTATCAGATGTATCATTTGAAACATCTAATAACACCGGTGAGGACAGAATAGTAAGAGCAACAATACCAGCAACAGTTAAAGGAACATTATTAATGCCATTCGAATTGAGAAGATCAAACTTTGAAAAACGATTCTCAGTCAAAAAGGTTATTTTTGGTAATGAACAAGATGGGTTTGATGTCAATGTTTCTGATGCGCCACAAGGTGGTTATTGATGAATTGAGCATATTTATATATGTAAAAAATAAAGGAGAATAAGTTATGTCAAACAACAAAAAATTTACAACAGAAGAAATCGATGAAATCAAAGATTTGAGAGATAAAAACAATAACTTGATTTCAGAAATGGGTGGATTAGAATTAGAAAAACTTTTATTAGAAAAAAGGTTAGATTCTGTTCATGAAGCCAAAGAAAAATTAGAAAAAGATTTTATTCTTTTACAAGAAACAGAAAAGAATCTTGTAGAAAAATTAAATGAAAAATATGGAGCAGGAACAGTTGATTTGCGAAATGGAGAGTTTATTCCAGCAAATTGATTGTTTGGCGAAATGCTTCAATATTTATAAGAAATGATAATAAAAGAGGAGCATTAACATGGCCGAAAAAATTGTATCACCCGGAGTATTTACAAACGAAGTAGATCAGTCGTTTTTACCTGCCGGCGTTCAAGCTATAGGAGCTGCAGTAGTTGGACCGACTAGAAAAGGACCTGCAGGAATTCCTACAGTAGTTTCTAGTTATTCAGAATACCTACAAATATTTGGTGGAAAGTTTTCATCAGGTTCTGGAGCAGTAGAAAATTCATATAAGTATTTAACTAATTATGCTGCACAAGAATATTTGAAATATGCAGATACATTGACAGTAGTAAGAGTAGCAGATAATGCTCTTCCAGCAACTGCAAGTATATGTACAAGTTCTGGAGTAGCAACAACAAATGGAACATCATTCAAATTAATTACATTATCAGATGGTGCAGCACAAAATAGTGTTGGAGGTACGTTAGGTACAAATCAAACATTACCAAACGGAACAGAAGATAATATTAGATATGAAATTTCATCTGTTAATAATAATAAAGGTACTTTCAACTTATTAATAAGAAGAGGTGATGATACTTCTAGAAGAAAAATTATACTTGAACAATATAATAATTTAACATTAGATCCAAATTCAAATAATTACATTGCAAAAGTAATTGGTGATCAAGTTCAAACATTAAGAGATGGTGGTGGAACAGATCCATTCCTTCAATTATCTGGTTCATTCCCAAATAAGTCTAGATATGTAAGAGTAGAGGTATTTAAGAATACTTATAATTATTTAGATTCAAATGGTAATATTAGAAACAGTGATGCATCAGGTTCATTACCTGCAATAGGTTCTGGATCATTAGCTGGAGGATTTGGTGATGGTAGTGATGGTGAAGTAGTTCATCCTATCAAATTCTATGAAACAGTAGAAAATACAAATACGCAAGGATTTAATTTAAGTGATGCAACTAATAAAAATGCATATGTAGATGCAATTAGATTATTAAAGAATCAAGATGAATATGATATTAACTTGTTAACATTACCAGGATTAGTAGATAACTTTGGTAATCATGCTACAGTGTTAACAGAAGCAGTTAATATGGTTGAAGATAGAGCTGATTGCTTCTTAGTAGTTGATCCAGTAGAATATGGACAATCAATATCGCAAGCAACAACAAAAGCAGAAGCAAGAGATTCTAATTATGTTGCTGAATATTGGCCATGGATAAAAATTCCAGATAATGATTTAGGAAGAAATGTTTGGGTTCCTGCATCAACATTGATACCAAGTGTATATGCCTTTAATGATAGAGTTGCTGCTCCATGGTTTGCACCAGCTGGTTTGAATAGAGGTGGAATTGATATTGCAGTTCAAACAGAAAGAAAATTAACTCATGCTAATAGAGATACATTATATGAAA